AGCAGATGACAGGCTGAATTTGGTTGCTGAAGTTGCATGCTCATCAGATTTCTTGACAAAGTCATCGGCCAAGCTCTTCGCAAATCCTGCAAAGATGTTCTCCCACTTAGATTGCAGAATTCCCATTACGCGCGATAGAAGGTCAGTTGCGGCAGCGTCCTGAGCGAAAAACTGCTTTACTGGGCGCGCCTCAATTGCTTTGTTGAGTTCGGCTTTGTAATCGGCCATCATCGGTTTGACTACTGCATTAAGCTGCTGCGCGTACCATATCCTTATGGCCGCGCTTGGAATGAGCGGGTTGCCCTTTCCGACTGGGTCAGGGCTTCTGCGCTTTCTTTCTTTGGATGCCTTAAATGCCATTCTTGAACATCCGTGCCGGTTGAGTCAAGTCGCCAGTAGTAAGCCACTCCTTGAACTGTTCCATGGTCATCGGCACCATGTCACGATAGCCATTCCAGCCTGGTGTGTAGGCTCCCATGTACGCTGCCTTGGCCTCATCCTGAGACTCAAAGCCTATCATGCACTTGTGCTCGTCAAACGTGGATCCATCAGCTTTGTTCTGGTTGACAACAAACACGCCGCTGGCTTCGTGGTTTGGGCCTACAAAGCAATCAACCTCATCGCCGTCAGCACCCTTTGTTCCGTTGATGAACCCATAGTGGTGATTCATCTTTACTGACCAAGTTTCGCCGTCAGCAGACTTGCCTGATCTGATAGAGCCGGATGGGTTTTCAACTTTCACAAGCATGTCACCGACCTTTAAGTCTGGAAGTTCTCCAGGTTCTTTCTCGCTGACGACGTTGGCAATACCGGACACTGAAGCGCCAACGCTAGGTTGCACGCCTGGGGTAGACGTTCGCGCGACTCCAATAGAATCCGATTTACGAATGTCCCCTTCTGGAGTCAGATGGGCCTGGAGGGCAGCCAGCGCGCCAACGATCTGGCGCAGGATATCGGCTGCATTAGGCTTTGGGTTCGGCTCTTCGTCCGTCTGCTCAGACAGTGGATCTGTGGCCACCGGTGGCAAGGCCGCTGGAGGCTCGACCGGCGCAGCTTGCAACGGCGCCACAGCGCTGGCCTGTGCATTGGCCTCTTTCGCTTTCGCCCCTGCCTCTTCAAACTTGGCCAGGTTCTCTGGTGACATGCCAGGTTCTTCGTTTGCCACGTCGTCTGTGAGTCTGTTGTAGCCTGAATGCTTGTCATCTTTGAGACGTTGGCGCACCTCTTCAGGGGATATTGCGCCGATGTTTACATATTTGGTATCTGTGTCGGCCTTCTTGTCGTTGAGGTCGGCCTTCTGCTGGGTGGTGATAGAATCGACAGGCTCAAACACAACCATAACTTGAGTCTGCAGGCCCATTGAGCGTGCAGCCAGCATGTAATGACGAGCCAACATCGGCATCATGATGTGAGTCTGAATGCTCTCCAGCTCTTCGTGATAAGACTTCATCTCAAACTCGCCTGTGGCATCAAAGCCTTTAGGCGACGTCCCCAGAAGCTTGGTGGAAGGGGTCTTGGCGATGGCGGCAACCAGCTGATACTGGTTCATGATCACTGCGTCGAAATCTGCCAACGAGGTGTCGAATTGATCGATTTTTTCCTCAGTCCCGAGGACTTTTACGGCATGGTTGTCGCGATACTTGACCCACCAACCAAGGCGCCTCTCGAACTTGTCCTGGTTTGCCATCGCCTTTTCGACGTCAACGTGAAGGGCCTGGGTGCGCTTGTTCAGTGCAAGCAATGGCGCTTCGTTGGCGGTTCGCTCTGCGGCATAAACACGCTCATAGATCCGTTGGGTGAGCGGGATGCCACCAAACACATAAGTTGGCTTGAGGATGTCTGCTGGCTGTGGGCCGCGAGCGATTATCAGGTGGCTGCGATGATATTTCTTGCCACTGATGATCCAGAACTCTGGGTCATAAAAGTTCTTGTTGGCTGGGTCGGCGGTTGACTCGTTGGTCAGCATCGGCGTCATCCAGTATGGGTCAACCTGGGAAATGCCGCGATACGATCCTTCCAAGATGCCATCAATGTTAAATGGCTTTTCGTAATACTTGGGGTCGTCACTTTCTACTTCAAACAAGGCAACACGGATACCAAATATGTTTTTGAAGCGGTTGAACTCTGCCAAGTTCTCGCTCAGCTTGAATTCGACGTCATGGCTCACGAGCTTGTCATATTCACCCTTGTCAAGTTCGGCTTCGCTGTTCGTTGCCTTCAGCTTCCAGCCATTTCGCACGGCATCTTCACCCGCCTGGCTACAGGCCTTGTCGATGAGCCAGTGCTGGGAAATAAGAGCGCAAGCTTGATAGCCGATGAACGTTTGGTTCATGAACCATCCAGCAATCGCATTTGGGATCGCGGCATCAGCACCCTTCTCTGCAGTTGGCTTTGCCGGGGTCATGCTATTGTCCATCGCTGCAACGACAGTAGTCAACGCACTGTCCATTGCAGAAGATGGCAGGTGATCTACGTCAACGTAAACCGGATAATCATCAACGGTCTTTGTGATGAGATTTTTTTCATCCTTCACTTCCCAGCGCTGAGTCCTCGGATCCAGTGGATCCAAGTTGTTTTCTACTGGTTTGCTTTCTGCAACCTTTTTGCGTCGGATGAATGGAAACAGATCGCTGAGTTTCATTGATAGTTGGTCCGGTTTGACATTTGGGCCTATTATAGGTGTGGCCATAACTTTCAATCAACGCCTCTGTGTAATTAAAGTTGTTTGGTTCACAATCAATTTGCGTTTGGAAAATCAGATTGATATCCGAGTAAACCTCAGATATAATCAGGCAAATGTTAAGGAGCATTAGAATGAACAAGAAAGCTAATAGATCTGAAGAGAACTTGGAAATTTTCTCTTTGAAGCGCCCTGCCATCTGGAAATGGATAATGGATGCAGCCCCAGAGTTTGACTTTGCAGAAAGCTTAAGAATGTACATTGCAAAGCACGGCGACCTTACTGTGCCACAGCTGCAGGCCGCGAAGAAGTGCATTGCCCGTGCAGAGGAAAGGGCCAAGCGCGATGCAGAACGTCACCAGGAGGCGCTGGCGAAGGCTGCAGGGGTAAAGGACAATAAAGTAAAAATGGCACTTCTCAAGGCCAAAGGGACTGGCAATAGGCGCGCCAAGTTCCTTTGTTCATTTGAAGGAATCACTGTCGAATTCAGCGAAGCCCCTGCCAGCGGCACGAATGCCGGTTCGGTGTATGTCAAATGTGACTCGCAGTATGCAGGAAAGATCGTCAATGGCATGTTTTATGCATTGGGTGATATTCCTGCTGAGTGGCTGGGGGCGATAAGGTCGTGTTCTGATGATCCAGAGGCAGGGGCCATTCGCTATGGAAGGGAAACCGGCATTTGCTCGTGCTGCTCAAGAAAGCTTACCAACCCGCTTTCGGTTGAACTGGGCATTGGCCCTGTTTGCCGTGAGAATTTCTTCTGATTTCTGACTACAAGGCTTGCCAGGTGAAAGTGAACAAGGTAACATTGCTTCACAGAAACAAACCAGAAAGGAAAAGAAAGATGAGTTTTAAAGATTTGGAATCCAGCATCAAGGCACAACTTGCTGAGTTCGAAGCGGCCCTGCGCGCCAAGACAGAAAAGCAGCTGGAAAAGGAAGCGCGCAAACGTCGGCGTAAGAACGCGGAAAAGCGCGGATACACTCCTGAAGCGCCGATTCGCTACCAACTAGAGGTTACACTTAACCTTCGCGAAGTGAAAGACGGAAAGCTTGGTGATCTGTTGGAGGTGGCGTTTGTGATACCTACCATAAGCGAGGTGGAAGCCGAATTGGAGGCCATACGCCGCGCTAAGCTGGCAGGTATGATCTGGCGCGGCACCGTATCGATCACCCGTAAGTAAACAAAGGCCCTCAAATTGAGGGCCTTTCCATTTGCGCAGAAAGTCCTTGCCTTGTGATTTTGACATAGGTATAATGGCGCCATCAACCCACCAGAAAGGAAAGAAAGATGAGTGCTGACTTGGGCAAGATCAAAGATCGCATCGCCAAGCTGTTGGCCATGGCCAAAGACTCCAGCAGCCCCAACGAGGCCGCAATCGCTGCAAGTCGTGCACGTCACCTGATGGACAAATACCAGGTGACTGAGATGGACCTTTCCGACACAAAAGAAGAGGTGTTTGACGCCAAGTCGGCAACCCGCTTCTTTGCGGCCATTCCAACCTACATGTCCACGTTCGCTGTTGTGATCGGCAAATACAACGATTGCCAGGCAGTGTTCGAGTGGGGATGGGTCGATTTCAAAAAGAAGCCGACTGACGAAAAGAAATGGGGCAAGCGTATTCAGTTTCGCGGCTATGCCTCTGACGTTCAATTGGCAATTGACATGTACAACTCGCTTCTTGATACTGTTGATCGCCTTTGCAAGGAATTTCTGGTAGGAAAGGGGTATGATAAATATCCAGTTGGCGTCGGCAACCAGTTCAAAATTGGGGCAATCACAGAGATTTCGCGACGCATCGAAGAGATGACAATTGAGCGCGATTCGATAACCATGGAGCACGGCCCTGAAGTTGGCAAGGGCCTTGTTTTGTACAAAGAGGCTTCGGTTAATGAGTATTTTGGTGAGGTCAAATACTCTCAGACCAAATATGTATCAACAACCGACTCTGTGACGCGTGAGGCACGTGCTGCTGGAACACGCAAAGGCAGGACTGTAGAAATTAACAAGACATTAGGGTGATGAAATGAACAAAATCAAAGGCTTTCTTGATACCCCAGACGCCAAGCGCCCAGAGGTGAAAAAAGAGGATATGCCAGCATACGTCCTTGCCAAAGCCAACAAGGAAGTTGACAGGCTTGGAAACATCAACGCCTACTTGGTGTTCCTTGTTGTGATGGAATTCATCGCCATCGTATTCCTGGCCATCCTGTGCTTTAAATAGCCGCGCCCTGGTACAGCCCTGGCCTAACAAAGAAAGCCACAGAGTATGGCCAGGGCTGTGTAATAACCGCAATCAGAAGTCGAAGAACCCGGCTGGTCGGCGCTTGGCCTTGATCATGGACATAATGAATGCGTCGGCCACGTTAGGTGACTTGACTTTCCTCTTCCTCATGTCCTTTTTTGACTCTACTTTAAATCGCCCGCTCAAGTCCTGATCCTTTCTTGGCGATGAAAGCTCCATCTTTATCTTGTTCATTATGTCGGTTGGGATCGACTCGCTGCAGAGGCTGATTAACTCATCGTGAGGGTGTATGCCTTCTCCGTTTATCATCTCATACGTCTTACGGAATCTGGTTGCCACCTCATCCCACATCTGCGCCTTGATGTTAGAAAAGTGATCCTTGTTCAAGATCTTGATGTGCGGAAGTTCCATGTAAACGCCATCAGGATCTTTGACACCGGCACCGGCATTGAACGGTTCGTATTCGATTTGCAGGTTTCGAGCTTCATTCAACTCCTTGAACTTGGCGCCTGCGTGAGCACCAACACCGATTGAGTCCCAGTTGATTGATCCTCCAAACTCCAGGGCGCGCGTGTATACTTTGGTACACGATTTAAGAAGCTCGTCCTCTTGGCCTTCCCACTCCATCCCGCCCATGATCACGTTGCCGTGGGATTCGATGATGGCGTTCATGTCCTCTCCATCGTCAGCCACGTCAAAACCGATTGTTTTCTTTCCAGCAGGCTCCCACCCAAGCTTCTTGTGCGCATCCACAGCGGCTAAGATGTATGCCAGGTTGATAACGGACTTGTCAGCGCCCGTTTTCGGGATGCCGCCATATACATGTTCTGCTTGCTTCTTGTTGCGCCGATAAGCTTCGTGAATCACCTCAAGCATCGTCTCTGAGAGGTATGGATTCTCCTCCCAGTTGATTGATCTGACGATGGAGTTTTTTGGAGGATTGACCACAAAGTTCTGATAGACGAAATCGGTCTGTTCATCTGGGTTGAAAATCAACCAGACTTGACTGCCTTGCTTACGGATGGTCGGGTTGATTGTCTCCCACTGTTCGTAAGTCAAATAGTGGGCCTCTTCCAGCCACAGAATGTCCACGCCTTCCGTTGACTTGATTTCTGACAGGTTGCGGGCGATCCCGTAGAATATGAACTCGCTTTTTGTGACCTTGTGCATGATTGACTTGTTAGTCAGCACAAACTCATCTTTGAATTCACTGTTCTCTATCTTGTCCTTGATCAGGGTGTAGACCGATTCACTGATTCTGTTCTGAAACTGACGCGCACAAAGGAACTTTATGGTGAAGTTTGCGGCCAAGAACACCGCGAAGCCAGCGGCATCGTGAGATTTGGATGATGCGCGCCCGCCGTATAGTACTTTGTAGCGCGTTGGAGTGCGCCAGAAGCTCTTCAGCGCTGGGTTTAAGCTGTAAATGGCACACCTCCTTAGTGTACGCCTGGATGCCGTGCATTATACCTGCCGTTCTTGTGGGGCGTCGATTGCTTGATTTGTGGATTTTTCGGTCTATACTCTTCAAGCCCGACCTGCCGATGGGTGTTGGAGGAATTATTTTCAGATTTTTTGAAAATAATTGTTGCCTGGCTTGGACGGATGGTCGATAATGACACTCATGAGCTGATGACCAGCTCTAAACCAGAAAGAATCAGAAAGAGGAAGTGCCATGAAATCTGTAGCCGATATCCAAGCCGCAAAAACCGCTGACCTGGTTGCCTTCTACAACAGCCACAACGATGAAAAGCCGGTCAAGAAGTTTGCCGACCGTGCCACCGCTGAGAAGCGCTGCATCGATCTGCTGGACTCCGTCAATGAGAAGGCCGCTGTTGAGGCAAAAGCAGACGATCAAATCCCTTTGGCTGAGTCGCAGGTTGCGCCTGTTGATAAGGCCGAAGCATCCCAGGAGCCTGCCAAGAAAGAGTTCGCCCTGAAGGCGATCCACCATCGCGTTCTGAATAACATCGCCCGCTCTGAATACAGCGCCCTCAACGGCGCTGAGCCGAAGACCCGCGAAGAGATTGACTTTGTATGGGCCAACTGCGTCGCTGACTCCAAACCAGAAAAGAAAGCCTTGGCAGAGCTGCTGGAGAATCAGTATGTAACCGCCGACAACGGCAAGGGCGCTGACAGCTGCGTTACCCTTAGCGTAATTGGCTGGGATGCTTGGGTTGAGTCCAAAGATACCCTCAACGATGCCACTCCTGAGCCTGTTCGTGGTGATGCATCCAACTCTGCTGGCGTTGCTGCGTCCTGGGCTGATCCTGCGGTAAAGGCTGCGCGCACCACCCGCAACGGCGTCACCGTGACCCTGGATGCAGAGGACGGCACCGAGGTATTCGAGTACAAGTCCACCCGTGCAGCCTTTGAGGCCCACGATCTGCCAGATGGCAAACACATCCGCTTCCGCATGAAGCTGAAAGCCTCCAAGGCTGAAATGTTTGAACATGAAGGCAAAAAATATTTCTTCAAAATTGTCGATTGATATTTGGATTGGGCGGCGCTAGTATAGGTCGCCCTTCCTTTAAGGATTCTGAGTATGTATTTCGGCTCTGTATTCCTGATGGGCGAGCTTGACATGCTAAAGCGCGCTGCTGAAGGTGGTGGTCTTTTTGTGAATCGACACGGGCACAAGTATGCCAAGATTCGCAAAGCTGTTAAGAAGATGCGGCGTGTAGGGTTGATCGCAATAACCAACCGGATGACTGATGGCGAAATCTATGCCATTACAGAGGCTGGCCGCGACAAGATAATCCACACAGAAATCAAAACCTTATTGAAGAAGACTCAGTGATGGCAGGCACTACCCCAGTTGTTTTCACAACCATCAACGGTGAGGCCGCTGTGGCCTACGGTTCGGAATGGCTCAGCAAATCGCGCGGTCGAACCTATGGCCAGCGAAATGGTGAAGAGTTTTCGCTGGAGAATGCAATCTGCCTCAAAGCCAGTGATAAGTATGTTGATGTCCACATGACAGACGGCGGCGCCCTCATCATGTCGATGTCGCTGTCTGCCATGGAAAAGGTGTTGGATCCTGATGAGTGGGTCCGAATCTCGCACTCGTGCATAATCAAGCGCGACAAGCTGGAAAGCATAGAAGTAACATACACGCCACACATGACAAAGTGCTTCCAGGTCAAGCTGCATGGGACTCTGAATCGCATGGGCATTACCCGTCGCTACGTCCCTCAGGCAAGGCTTCAATTCCCTGAGGCATTCAGCGAGATGGAGAGTGAGATTTTCGAAAGGCGTCAGGTTGCTAGGCGCAAGTTTGAAAGGTCAAACGACGGCAAGACGCTCGGTCCGCTGATTTGATAAGCTGGCACGGTGAGGGTTCGCCAAAAGGCGATGGACAGGCCAGGTGGCCGGTGGCAAAATATGAAGATGGAAGTCTGGCTGCCTGCGTCACATGCCCTACTTCGTATCATCCGACACTTGCCTATCACCGTCTCCACGCTCCGCTGGAGCTGTATGTGGCAGACTACGGATCTGGTGAGCAGGGGCGCTGGCGTAGAATGTCTCGTACATTTGATTGCATTGACGACCTGAAGGCTGCGCTGCCTGAGGTTCTTGCGCGCAATCCTTCGCTGGCCAGAAAGCTTTAAGTTGGTGGGGTGCAGGCGTACAATAACAACTCCCAACCCACCAGGACATATCACATGCAAACGTTTACCGTCAAATTCGATCTGCCATGCGGAAAGCGCGATCAAGTCAAACTTTCCGCTACAGATGCAGACATGGCGCGCGACGAATTCCACCGACTCTTCGGTGACAAATACAAAATTGTGGAGGTCACCGAAAAATGACAATAGAGGGTTGCGTGATGAACTACTACACCTTTGCCGTGGTCACGGCTTTCGTCACTTTTGTATTCTTGGCTCCAGCCCAGATTTGGGCGTTTGCTGGTTGCTGGCTTATAGTTGCCTTCCTGTTGGCATTCTTGGTCGCAGCGCTTTGGAGTGCCAAGACTACAACCTCAACCTCTTACTATTGGAGGCTGTGGCGATTCACGCTTTCCGTTTGTCACTTGCCAGGCACCTACTGGCGATGGAAGCCGTGGAAAAGGTTTAGTTTCCATTACTGGAACCCGAAGAAATAGTCATAAAGGCGTCCAGGTGGCGCCTTTCTTTTTGCCGACGAACGGGTGTCATCACAGCTTGCTTTTCTGACTGGCAGGTCTATAGTTATCAATAAGGGTGAGCGATAGGCGCCACCTAGATTGAGGTTCAAAATATGAACACTACTGTTGAGCACAAAGCCGTTGTTGTAGCTGCGCTGGACGCCGTAGGTGTCACAGCCTCTGATGACCAATCCCTGTCGCCTGCCCAGGCGCGCCTCCAAAAGGCCGCTGACCTCTACCTGACTGACGCCCAACTCAACACCCTCACCGCTGCAGGCCAGCGCGGCTGGAAAGGGCGCTCGATAGTCACCGACGTGAAGACCCGCCAGGCTGCAGTGTCCATCACGCGCGGCACCGCCGTGGCCTGGGTCATGCCTGATGGTCGCGTAGAGGGCGAAGAGTTTCTTGTGAAGGGCATGCTTCACTGATGTCCTTGGGTTGCCGGTCCCTCACAACCGGCGTAAAATTCTGGAACCGGCCAGCGGTATTCGCTTGGCCGGTTCACTTTTGGAGTTGATATGCGTCGCATTATCGTTTCATTGAACTTGACAAAGCTTGGGCTTAAGAAAAACACAATAGCCCTAGCGCTGTTTTGTGAGTGTGATGACTTTGGTTTCGGCACCCTTCGATACGCCAACTTTGATGAAGGTGATGTCGTCCTGCAGTTCGATTATGACGGCAACATGCTCCCAAAACAATTCAACCAAAACATCGAATCTGCAGCCGTTGCCATCGCAGCACGTTGCATCGAGCAGGCCAAAGATGATAAGTTCATCAACTATGAAGCCGATGGCCTAAACCTTGTGTACAAAGGAAACCGCTGATGAATAAAATGGACATTTTGGCGACGGCAATTGTCTGTGCGCATATCGACAGCAAGCATGCTGTTGGCAGCTTGACATGGGCCAAAGATATCGCCAACGCGCTGGTGCTTCTCGGTTTGAAGGAAGGTCCAGAAAGGCTGGATCGCGTTCGCCTTGAGCTGGACGTCTCGACCTCCTTGGCGAAGGGGCAGGTGAAGGAAATTGCTGCGCTGATCCCGCGTGCTGCTTTTGCTGACTCGCTTTTGGCAGTGTATCGCGGCCAGTTCGAAGATCGTGTGCGCGAAGCTGGGTATGGCGAACTTGACTTGGTTCGCGACGGTGACGGAGAGTACAAGCACCAGGCAGTCAAGGCCGCGTGGGATGCTGCGATGAAGTTCGTTCACCTCAATGATCCGCCCATTGACCTGCCGGTCTGCCGTCCAGGAGCGTGCTGAATGAGAATCATCGACGCAGACAAACAAGCTCGTGTAGTTGACAACCAGGAAATGCGCAACATCGCGCGCCAAGGCATCATCCAGGAGCGGCCTGACCACGGCTTTTGGGCCAAACTTTTCGGTTTGACGCCAGTACGAATTATTGACGGGCACATCGTCGCCCAGATCAAGAATGGCAAGACCACATTCTACATCAGGCTTTACTATAAGCAGATGCGTCTGTTTGGTGAAGTGTCCTTCAGCGCTTACAGCAAGACGTGCTTTCCTGGCGGCGATGAACATCCAGAGTATTTTGATGATCGCGAAGAAGCCATTGACAGACTTCTGATCATTGCTGATCGGGAAAAGTTTATTCCTGGCAAAGGAGGGATCTTTTTGTGAGCATCGAGTCCAAAGCACGTTCGGCATTCAAGCGCAGCGCACGTTCTCTTCTGGAAGTTGGCGCCTTTATCGGCTTCTGCTTTGTTCTTTACTGTGTGATTAAGGTCTGTGAAAGCCTGGAGGGCAAAGTTTGATGTCAAAACAAACATGGTGGGTCGGCTATCCGACTGGTGGTGCCCCATATCTGTACCTTAAGGTGGAAGGGTCTGGGCAAGTCTCCATTAGCATCAAGAAGTTTCCTGACCGCGCATACATGCGCACAGTAACAACCCAGTTGAAGCGCCACATGGGCCTGGCATGAAGACCGATCCCAACAAGGCGTGTGCAAATGTTGAAGAGCGAAAGCTTTGGGCGATCATTCACGACGGCATCGCCCATCCGCTCATGGCAATCAGCAACTTTTCTACTTGGTCCATTCGCTTCCATGACTGGACTTCGCAGAAGGCATGGCCGCGCTGCAAGAAATAGGTTGCCGATCTTTTGAGGGTGGCGCATAATAACGTCACCTTTGATTAATATTGGAGTTCTGCCATGATAGAGCAATTGAAGATGCTTCTTGACGCAGCACGTTGGCGTGCGCACAAATCCCGTGACGATGGAAAGTCTTATCACCACACCTCTGTTTGCGAAGAACTCGTCCGCGACCTTGAGGGTGCTCTGTACACTGCCGAGCGTGAAGAAAGCTTGCGAGATGAATCAGACGATTAAGGATTTGGTCATGGAACATAGAATCGCACCAAACCCTCTTGCAGTTCCTGTGAATCGTTTCCAGGCACTTGACGGCTCGTTGCACGAAACAGAAGAAGGCGCCTTGGCAAGCAGCGCATACAAGCAGATTTCTGACGGAATCGCTGCTTGCACCTCTCACAATGAGCTTGATGAAGAGGACTTCATCTGCTGGCTCTTCAAAAACTTCAACGTTACCAAGAAAGAATCAGAATGAACCTGGAAAAGATTAAAGCGCACCAAGAATTCCTGGCCAACCAACCAGAGGCGCGTGCACTTCAGCGCTCGCTGAAGAACGGCGACCAGATCATTTGCACCGAAGAGGCATTCTTCACTTATTCTGGGTGCAAAGAGTTGGCGGTTTCACAGTTGGTTGGCGACATGGTTTATGTCAACGGCAACGGACTTGGAACGATCCGCAGGCCATCTGACGGCGAAATCCTGCCGACAATCGGCAACTCGGTGCAGGGTGCTCTCATCAACCAGCAGCCGTACCATCACCCGCTAAAGCCAAAGGACAGTCGCCCAAACCGCCTGGGTCTTTGCACCGGGTTGAATGTCGGAACATTCCGGCTAGCCACGCACGAAGATCCTGGCTATCTAGATACACGCGACGGCTGGTCGTTGTACTATGAGCGTGAACTGAAACGTGAACGCGCCATTTCGTTCATCGCCACCTCAGCAGCGCTTGTCCTTTTGTCGATGTTGCTCACGCAGATGGTGCCGGCATGAAGCCGATAACCTTGCCAAAATGGCTATCAACCGGCTTGAAGAAGGTCACCACCAAGTCAGGCGGCAGCATGACAGCCGACCATGTAGTTCTTTTGTTCGCCCTCAGCCTTCGCATCTACGACTGCGCCGATAAGCTGCGCGGCCTGGCAGGTCGCCTGGAATCTAAAGTGCCAATGGAGATTCAACCGAAGATGAAGGCGATTCGCCGCGAGCCGGATGACTACAAAGTGTTCGGCGCAGTTATGAAGATCATCAACCTGTCCACTGACCAAATGGGCATCCTGAAGGGACAACGGATCAAGCGTAACGCTGAGATCGCTGACGAGGCACCTGCTGCGGACGGTGCTACGGCCAGACTGCTGGAGTTGCATTCGATTGGCATCGTTGAGTCGCCGATTGACCAAAACTGCCAGGTTGATAAAGCCGATGAAACCAAAGATGGCTGGGGCTGGCCATTTGCTGCTTCCACAACCAAGGCGCATTTCTTCATTCACGGCAAGGCGTTGTGCGGGAAGTGGAAGAACGCAGAAAATCTGGTGTACGCTTCCAACCGTGAACGCTGCGCCACCTGCAAGCGCATGCTACTGAAAGTTACAGGGGCTTAATATGGCAGATTTCAAGAGAGGCGACATAATTCGTTACTCTGTTGGATCTTCGGCCTTGGCGCGCCTGGAATCGCCTCACGCCGGTGGTTGGCACGCGGTTCATTGCATGGGTGGCTATATCTTTGTCAGCGAGGGCTACCCGCGCCCTATGCAGGCCGCGACTGCAGAAGACGTGGAAAAGTTCAATGAACTTAGAGCCAAGACCCTTCGCCAGCAAGGCCGAACTGAACAAGGCTGAAGTAATCGCTTGCCTTCCAGTCAGAGGTGACGCATAATCACCTCTACAGAAACGAAATCGCCCTGGAGGGCAAGACTATGGACCAAGTATATGCCGTTGGCTTTGCTGATCAACTACCTTGCAATCGCAATAACTTCCGTTTTGGTATTGGCGCAACGTTGTTTTTCAACGAGGCCGATGCGATTGCATTTAAGGGCACAACCCTTTATTCCGTCTGCAAGGTTGATGTTTTTGATGCAGTAGCAACGATCCTTCGCCAAGATGGTGTACAACGTCGTCACGCAGAAAGCCTCGGCATGGCCTGGGAAGCACCAGCCAGAACCTGATGAAATACCAACCAAACAAGCCCCTTAACTGGGGCTTTGCCAGTACCGAAGCCAGCCGGTTGCCTGGCGATGATATGGAAACGATTCATGCTCAAGAAAACATTGGCGCTTGCTGTTGCCCTGTCTGCCATTGCCCTGTCCGGTTGCCAACAGGATGACGCCAAGATTGCGTCTCGAAACCTGTCCAAGGCCGCTGACAACTTCGAAGTGAACCGGCGCATCGTCTTCATCAACGGCTTCACCGATAAATACCTTCTGACCATCGAAGGGCGCTGCGCATTCGAAGTCGAAAGCAGCGCCAAGCCAAAGGTGGCAGTAACCTGCAAGACCGGTCCAAACGCCTACAAGAAGCACTCCCTGGGTCTGTCGGACAACGTCACATTCTTCAGCGAGCAGCTGGAAAGCACCGACGTTTCGGTGTACCACTACCGCGTGACGTTCAAACCTCAGTCCATCATCAGTGACTGGGACTTCCGTGGCAGCACCACCGACCTCCCACGCGACCAAAAGTAATTGACCAGGAAGAAACCTGAAACGCGCCCTGTTGAAGAGTGCGTTTCACACGCCCGCAACATTAATCGCGCGCTGGTAGGCCACAAGGCTGCCAACCGCTGGTATCAGTACCGGTTCGCGCTTGGATTCCGCTCTATGTGGATGAACGAGGCGCGCAAGGCCAAGGAGTTGAAATGCACGACATCTTGATCAGCAAGCTGGACGGCTATGCCCTGGCGTATGCCGTGGCGATGGTAGAAGGTTTGGAGGTTGTCATTGTGCCTCCGCAGTATGGCAACCCGCACCGCACATTCATCGTCAAGCGCGGCAAAGTGACGAATTGGCACGAGCTGTATGACCCGGTGAACCGTTGGGCTCAGGCTGGCCCGCTGTTGGACAAGCACCACATCGAATTCATGGCCCAGGTAGACGGCCAGGTCGGCGCGTTCGCCTACAGGAGCGACCAGCCTGTGGCTGAGGGGTTGCGCGGCAAAGGATTCGGCCCTAACCGTCGTATCGCCGCGCTGCGTGCCATCGTCGCGACCAAGAATAACACCACCGCCCAGATCCCTCCAGAACTCTGGCAGGAATAATCACTTGCCTTCCATTGTGGCTTGGCGCATAATCCCGCTCATACCTAACCAACGAGGTGAGTGAAATGCGCTCCAAGCCACAAATGCTTTCTCTGTCCATCGCCATCGATATGGCTGACTATGTTCGCGCAGAATCCAAGTGCAAAGACTTCGGCGTGGACATCTGCGTTGCGGTTGATGGCGATGATGTCAAGTTCTGCGTCATGGACCATACCGGCCCTGAATGTGTCGTTATCAGCCGTTATGTCGCCAGCCAGCTCAGCTTGCAGAAGGTCTATGGCATCGTTGAAGCTGCGATGGCAAAGATCGCCAACCGTTCTGTGCACGAAAGCAGCATGCCAACTGATGGAGAGAAGTTGTGAAGACCTGGGCTGCCAATCTGCAGAAAGACCTGGAAGCGGTCGGCGCGGAATTTGTGCGCGTTGACCAAGGCGGCGAGTCGTGGTGGGAGTGCCGTCTGGATGGCGACTCCGTTTCTGGCACAATGCGCAAGTCTCTGGGCGATTGCATCCGTGCAGCCGCGCCAATGTTTGGAGAGTGACGGCGATTCTTGCTAAATGCCAGCTTTACGCTATACTCTGAGGTGCCGGCCTTCCGGTATCTCAGAAAGGAACAGAAAGAAATGAAACTGGTACACTTGTATGAGATTGCCATCGGCGAGTTGTTCACAATCCCTGGGTTTCCAGAGGAAAGGTTTTCGCCGGTGCGCGCACCTCTGTGTCGCCAGGTCGAAGTGGTGTTGATGGAGAGCAAAACGCCAGAGTGCAAGGGTAGCAAGACCTGGATGATGGCGAATGATTTGGTGTTTCGAGTAGATTGACCGACCACCCAGAGGCTCACACAGATCTGGGCGTTTCTGCGTCAAATAGTTGTTGATCGCCATTTGTGATAGGCTTATAATCAAATCACGTTAATGCGACGGCCTGGAGGCTGTGAAATGAAGATCATTGTAACGAACATCAATCGTCTGCAACACTGCGATGTCATCAGTGAGCTGGCAGATTGTGCTGGGTTCGGTCACTCCTGTGTCGAGTTCAATCGCACCCACACCCTTGACCAGGCAATCGTTTACGTCGGCACCGTTGAGTCACGCGGAAAGGCTGGCATCCCTGAGGTCGAGCTGTACGGCCTCATCGCCAAAATCGCTATGCTTGGCGCAACTGTATCCGTTGAGTTGGACGGTGGTGAACGCGTCAAGACTTTTGCCAAGGTGAACGTGAACGGTCTGACGCGCTCGGAATTAAGCCAGCCTCTGCACGGGACAGCTGCAGAACCAGCCAAACCTTTCATCGATAGCCGATTCAACAAGGTGGAGTGATGGAAATTAAACACACGTTTGCGCCATCCACTCTGCCACCGGCCCGTCGCAAGTATGTGGCCGACTTCCTGCGATCCTGGATTAACTGGGCAGAGGCAGGCGGACACCCAGGCAACTTGCCTTTCCAGCGTGGCGATGGGCTGTGCATAGCAGCTATGCGCTGGGATATCATGATGAATCCTTGTGATCCTATGAGCCCAGCCGTGGTGCTGTTGGAAATAGCCCACAAGGCTGTCGTGCATGAATTGACTTGGCAATTCAAGGGTTGTACAATTCCAAGTCGTCTGTATCCATTTCAAGACCAATCCGTGAACTGCGCATTCGACTTTCGGCGTGAATCGTCTGAAGGAGAGTGCTACCTCAACCCACAACGCCGCGCATGGGCGAAGGCGTATTTAGAAGCATTGGAGACATACAAGTGATGGCCCCTTCAATTCGTCGCATGTGGATCAACCAGCCTGCCACCACGCAGCCATTCCACTCCCGCCACGGTGAGCATGTAATTGTTCTTGACGAGGCATGCACCAACGTTTACATCTATCCTTTGAGTGGCAAAGTCATCAGCCAGGTATTCCCGCGATTGTGTCTTTCCGATGGATGGCCAGATGTCAACCCCAAGACGGAAGCGGTTTTACTGTTGAAGTGGCTCCATGAGCATTTGGACTCAGACGCATGGTTTCGCCTGCCGAACTCAATACGAAGTCGCATAGATGAGGTGGTGAAGTGACCGCCCAGGCCTCCATCCTCAAGGTGCTGGCCGCTGCCCAGGAGGCTGGCGTGAACGTCGGCCATCCTACATTCCTGTATTGGATGTTCGAAGGCGCCCGCGTTCCAGAGCTGGATGAATGGGCGCTGACTCTGGGCTGGCGACCTGGCCAAGGCGACACCACACTGTATTGCGCGCTGGTGTGTCTCCCCATCGTCGGACCTCATGAGGCTGCCAAAATCTGTCAAGCAATTGAGGCGTATTGGAAATGATCCAGTTGACTAACACCAAGGCCTGTCCGTTCTGCGGGAGCCAGCCGGAGTTGAGTATTTCGAATTCTGGCAGTGATGTGTTCGCACATCTGATGTGCTCTTCGCGTTACATGTGCGGCGTCAAACCTCACACAAGTGGGATGAGCACTACCCACCATTGGGCGCGTGAGTACGGCAATAAACGACACAGATCTGACGAAGAGGCAATGGCTGATGCAACCGACCGCGCCATTGAGAAGTGGAACAGGAGGTCTGGTGCATGAAACGAACACCAAAGCAGAAGTGGCGGAAGTTGTACAGTTGGACGCGGCTTATGTTCGCGATTCAAAACGCTGGCAATGGCCCACCGGTCGAAGTTGACGAGCGCATCAAGCGCTTGTGGCACAACCCAGGCGATCCATTGCGGCACAAGCAGCCTGGGCGCAACATCGTGCTGTTGAATCGCAAGCGCAACGCCATTGCTCGTGGTCTGCCGTGGCACGGCTTCAATCCGCACCGTGAGCAGATTAATTGTCGTTGTGTGGCGGTTCCGATTGCGGTACAACATATGCACGACAACGAGGCGCCAGAATGACCGAACAGATGTGGCTGGAGGGTTTGTGAAATGAAGAAGACACCGGAAATGATGGAAGGCACCCACAAGCGCAATAGCGACCGCTGGGATGCTTGTGACGAAGACGGACGGGTCTTGAAGAGACACCCGAACAAACGCAAGAAGCAAGATTCAAAGTCAGGAAAGAAGTGAAATAAAGTGTTGCCTTTCGATCAAAGCCACGAGATAATGTGCTCATCGAAAGGCAACTACCAGAAAGGACAGAACGATGAAGGCGCTGACTGAATCCCAGAAAAAGGCAATCAAATCGTACGAGGATGAGCTGGCGAAAAACGCCTCAAGCGAAGACTGGTATGTTGAAGAGCAAAACACCCAGAGCAATGAGACTGTCCACCCAATCAAGGGCCACAAGGGGTGGACGGCAAAGCGCGATGGCAAACGTTTCGCTGTTGCGTTTGATGGCGAGTTCAAGTTCTATGCGGTCAGACTCAAAGCTGTTCCAGGCTTGATCAAATCGTTCAAGGCATCTTGATCAAACCACACCCAAAGCCCTCTTGATTGAGGGCTTTTCACTTTCTGTCACCTTTTGATGAAATAAGTGTTGCTTTGCCCGTTCACTCGCGTATAATGAACTCATCGGAAGGCAGAAAGCCTTACCCAAATGAGGATACAGAGATGATCATGGAAATCCAAGCAAAGAACTTTGACGGCGTTGTTTGCCAAGTCAGTGTTGATGATGTGCTCTTTGGCGACTTCTTCATTGATACCCAGCGCGCTGATGGACTCTTCAGCCCTGTATCGTTCTTTGATGATGCTGCGATGGATGCATATTTCGCAGACCTGGACGATGAAGCTTGGGATCGCGAATGCAAAGAGATGAATAGATACTGCTAACCTCAAACAACAAAACCCCGGCCAGAGCGATCTGAGCCGGGGTTTTTGCATCTACAGCACCATCGAATTCTAGCCCATCCTGGCCACGCTACCCGCTAACCGCTACCTTTGCCTGGACTTGCACCCAATCGCCACAGGGCACCCACCAAGGCTGTGTATTTGGGCCGGTTCTAGTGGTGGGTGGTAGGGCTAGGCGACTCAGGCAGCGCATCCTGGCCAGCCTCCATCCGATAGAAGTCCTCCAGCGAGCGTCCTGCCTTCGTCTTGCCAGACTCATCAACCACGGTGATGCCGCACATGATGTTGAGCTCTTTGATGGCGTTCAATCGCACACTGTCCTTGGCGAATGGATTTCGCGCTGACGACAATAGTTCATTCAGGCTGATTTTGGTGTTCCACAGCTCTGTGGTTTTGACCTCATTCAGACGCTGAGCAAACCTGGACTTGTAATATGGGTTGTGCTCCATATTCTCAATGCGGATGTGGGCATTGCCGTCATAGTTCTCTGCGCCAAATACCCGCTTAAAGGCAGTGGACGTGTGATAACCGTGAATGCGATACTCAATGTATTGATCAAAGAGGTCGCGATGCACAATGGCAAACTCTTCTGTTGCAAACAGGAATGGTGGCTTCTTCTCGATGCCGCCATCTTCGTTGTTGCTCATGATACTGTGTCCTTAATGGGCGATTAACAACTAGTGTAAGTTGATTGTGTGTTGGCGATCAAGCTGCATTATTTCGTGATTGCCGCGTAGTTGATGCTGGAGTTGTTGAAATGAGTTGCTGGCATCTAGAGTCGGATCGGATAAACGGCATCTGAGAAATAGGGTGGCTGATGGCACAAGCCCAATGAATTCGCAACCTTGAGCACGTTCGTTGCGCCTTGCCGCCCTATTGAAAAATTTCAGCCGCAACTGGCAAGGCCGCGAATTCTCTGGGTTCTAACTACTTAATTGCTTTATTTAAGATAAATAATAATTTTAGGAAAGTACAAAATGAAAAGGGCTTAGACCTTTTGCCGTTGCGGCGTTGCAACCGCAATAACCGCAACTAAGTACCTCAACCCCACGAACGGCGCGGCCTGCGAAGTTGCGGCTGAATTAGTTGCGGCTCCGCAATTAACCGCCCTAGCCCACGAACGGCGCGGCCTTGACCCAAATTCCCAGCACCTAAAAACCAGCCGCAACTAGCCACAAAAACAGCACATTAACCCAAAATTAGGCACATTAAACCCAACATCAAGAACACAAGAACACATATTTCCACTCAAACGCCGTTTATCGGATCCACATCACCAATCGGCAAACCACACAAAACCAGCATCGCCATTCCTTCGACTACAACAAGACCGCCAACTCACTTTCATTTTTCCACCTCACTTCACCGAAAAACCACCATCACACCAAGTAACCCAACACTCAACCAAAGCCGTTCATCGGATTTATTGCCACCAATCCCAGAATGGCGAAAGCCGGCAAGCCTAATACAAGCGCTCACCGGCCACAATAAAGCCACCTCAGATCAACAATTAGAACCCACCGTGAGGCTCCCCACCGCCATTCGGCTTGACATCTTCGACATTATCCACTGCACCTTCACTCAGCGCATTCTCATCGGCTTCATCAGCCTCAGCCATCTTGCCAATGTTGTCGTTGAAATCCTCAGTCGTCTCGAATTGCTCGAACATATATCCACGCATCGAGCCGCTTTTGATTGAGGTTGGGATGCCACCCAGCGCCGCCATCTTCGTCACCAAGTGTCGATCATTGAGCCGGTTCTTCCGGTCAAACTTGTCGTACACCATGGCAATCTCAGCCGTGGAGATGAACATGCCCTTTTGCTTGCGACCATCCCAATACACCTTCCTGCATTCTTTGAGGACTGGAATCAGGAAGCGCTCTAGCGCATCGTCGCGGATGGTGCCACGGTCGCGTTTCTGCTCACCCAGGTTGAATGCGGCAACCTTCTTGCTGACATCGTCCACATACTTCTTGTAGCCTTTCTGCCCATACTTCTTGATCCACGCGGCGCACTCGCCCATGATCTGCCAGAAGTCTTCATCAAACGTGGAGAAGTCGGCAGAGAAGTGTTCACGCCATTGGGGCTGACCAAACTTGTCAGGCAGTTGACCAACGAACATTGGATAGAAGCGCCGGTTGCCCGTATCGTCGCGCTGCAGGCCTTCGTACTTGTTGCCGTCCATCACGATGATCCACTGACGTTCCTGGCGGAATGTGCCCTCATACTTATAGTGCATCGAGTCAGAGGTGGTGGTGATGAAGGATTTGATCTTGTTGAGGTCGCCGCGTGTGAAGCCGGTCATCTCACCGACGTTCGCGATGATTGAGTTGCCGGTGATCTCACGCAGGAATTCGTTCTTGTCAGCGCTCAAGTCCAACTGCACCGCGTCAGCCTTCTTATCCTGAAGGACCAACTCACAGATGCGCTTGGACAGATACGACTTACCGGCGTTCTGGGTGCCGAACAACGACAGCACCATGGGCGCCAGACAGCCGGGGTTCATCACCCGGTTGTAGATTGACAGCCAGAAGTATTGCCCGAAGTCATCAGAAAGATCGGACTTGTCACAATCGAACATTTCGATGAGCTTGGTGCGCATCCTGGGCTTTCCATCCCACTCAGGCACACGTTGCTCGAAGTTGCGAATGAGGTCGTTCCACTGCTGGGTCATTGCCCATTCTTTGAAGGCGCGTCGGATCGAGTCAGCGCTTTGCCCGCGAAGGCCAGCTGCAGCCACAGCGCGAACCAATTCCACCATCGAATAGCGGTCGTCAACGATCTGCCCGCGCCAATCCACCAACCGGCCCATAAACGTGTTGATGTGGGGCCTATCGACGTCGCCAAAGAGTGCATCGAATGCAGCCCAGCGGTTGTCGTCGGTCGGTTGGGGTTGCATGACGATCAAGTCACCGGCCCGTACCTGTTTCTCATCGGGGAATTCGACAGCGCCGATGGCCGCCAGGGCCTTCGCTCGCTTAACAAGGTCTTTCTCCAGGCGGATCTGCTGGATCGCCAATTCACCTTGCGCGGCCCGCTCAGCCAACTTCAACGTGGCCTTGTGGGTTTCCATCTCAGCAGCGTTAAGCTCATCGCTCATGCCAGCGTCTTCCCAAGGAAGTGCCTCTGGCAGATCGCTTTCGTTGCCGTCGTTATCAATATGGTCCATTGGGTGTGACCTTAGTAGCGGGTGGTTGGCAAGGTCACAGGGTTGAGTGCCAGCTGACCCCTGTTCTCAGGGCGACGGCTCAGGTGCTCGATGTACAGAAGGGAGTTGTTCTGGATCGTGTCGTATTTGCTGAGAATGTTGCCAACGCCGCCGTTGAGCTCACTGGACAACTTCTCTGCGTAGAATTCGGAATCGGCGTTGATGTAGCCTAGATGGATCATGTAGTTGATGATCGACATCATGATTACCAGCTTCTGGCTGGCGTTCAACTTCAACTTGGGCATGGCGAAGGACGCCAACGAGGTGCCGTGGTCGCCGGTGCCGTCGAATGTCATGCAGCAGAAGAACTTGGCGCGAAGGCCTACAAACTCGACGGTGACATGAGAGATTTGATTGCCATTGCCGCTGTTGCGGGCAACGTTGATGGAGATGGGGCGTTTGAAGTCAGACCTGGAAACATCTTCAAAGATGTCGTAATCTCGGTTGCAGATTACCTGGTGAATGTTCAGGTACACAACAGAGGCAAGCAGTTCATTCTGCTCAGTCACTTTAGACACTTAGCAATTCCTTCATGGTTTATGTCCGACAGCGCTATGTGCCGGTTGGTTGGAATAGAGGGTTGGCCTGCGCCCTGGATTATCGTTTATCAGGGCGCGGCGCGGCAACTGTTAATCGGCGTGGGCCCGGTTGATTTCCTCAAGTGAATCAATAATCTTGGGCATAACGATTTGATCAGTAAAAGTTGCCCAGGTGCGTCGGTGAAGCTTACGACAAGTATCGTGAGCACATCCGAAAACAAACTCTACGTCGGCGCCTGGAATCGGCCCTCGGAAGTAGGCGCCGAATGGATCACCGTTGGTGTGCTCGTTGCCCCATGGACATTGGATGCGATACTTGCCTGACATGTTCATGACGACATCGCCGCCCGAGCCTTCGCCTAACTTGGCAGCACCCAGGATGCGTTCGGCCATTCGCATCCAGAGTACGTCATATTTATATTCTTCCTTGTCGATGACGAACGTTTTCTTGATCGGGACTAGCACTTCAAATTGAAATGCGCGAGCAATTTGCTCAATGGAGTATCGTCTGGTGTAGTCCGCATCTTTAAGTTCAACGGTGTACGGAACAACACCGCCTTCGTCCACTGGGTATTTAAGAGGTCCAGCCGGGGAGTGTCGCTTATTGTTGTAGCCAATCGGCATCCGACCGTATCGGCTGACGTCTTTAATTGTGTTGTCTCCTCCCAACTTGAGAACGTTTGTGACAAACGAAGTAAGGAAAGCCTTAAAGCGTGGCATGCTAGGCTCTGGCTCATCGAAGAAGTACCAAAGTTGGTAGTTTCCTGGGGATGTTTCAACGGTAGCGGTGGGCTTGAGGATGTTGTAGAAGTGTCTGAGGTCCATTCCTCCTTTGGAACCCTTCCCGTGGCCAATGTCATCCACCATGAGGGCAAGTCCGTGGCCAAAGGATGCTTCGCCGCGCCAGTACCGCATTTCCCCAGTCTTTGGGTTTGGGGTCTTGATGCTTGAGCTGATGCAAGCATAAGCATTGGAATTAGCGTTGATAAACTTGCCTTCTTTCCAAGGCACTGGCCACCAGCCACCGTTAATCTTTTTGCCGGTGGCGTCTGTTTGGACTGTTGCTTCTTCTGCATAACCGGCCATCACCCTTTCGTCTTCAGGAATAGTGGATTGCAACTCGATCAGGAAGCGCTCGCAGTCTTCCAGGCGTTCTTTGCGGGTCTTCACTTGTTTGCCTTCTTCCCGGTCCCTTCGCATTTATTGCAAGTTGTGGTTGGAGCCTCGGTGATGCCGGTTGACACAGAACCCCAACCCTCACAGACCACGCACGCATCCTTCTCTGAAGGGACTTCGACTTGTGGCGTTGGTTTGGCCTCTGGTGCGACTCCCATATCGTCACCCAGACGACTCCAGAAGTCGCCTTCGGACTGCTTTGTCTGTCGCATGGCCAATGCCCTTATCACAGCATTTGGGTGCTCCCAGGGCGCGGTACAGGTCGAGCACCAGCCACAGTGGTTCGGTCCGATAGGCCCGTCCAGGCCACAAGGCTCCTTGGGCATCGCCTGTGTATAATCAATGGCATCCTGCGCGGCCTTGTTGGCCTCATACTGCGCATTCTCGATCTCATCCACGCAAGCCTGCCAGCCGTCGTGCTCCAATGAGCTCATGCTGCAGGTCTTCTTCGGGATGTAGTAGGTGATGTTGGCGTTGGCCGTCTTCAGGCCTTCCAGCTCTTTCTCCAACACCTTGATGCGCGCCTGGAGGGCTTTGACAACCTCTTCGCCGTCCTCGTCATCAATGCACAACTCTTCCCAACGCGCCAATATGGCTTTGTCATAGCCCCGATAATGCGGATCTGCAAGGTAGTGTGGATTTTGCTCCACAACTTCCATCAGGCCGCGCAGATCCATCTTGGCAATTTCTGCGTATGCTTGTTCGTCGCTCATTATTCCACCTCAG